AAAGACTTTACCTCTATCGTTCCAGCAGTTTCAACTGCTGCTGGTGCTTTTGCTGGAGTGTTCCAGTGGGGTCCAGTTCTTCAACCTGTAACCATTTCTTCTGAAAACGAGCTGGTTCGTCGTTTCTGAAAACCTGTTGCTGATAATGCAAACTCATTTTTCACAGCAGCAAACTTTTTATCTTATACAAACAACCTTTTAGTTGTTCGTGCAGATACTCAAAATCACCGTAATGCTGTAGCTAGCCCATCTGGTACAGTTACTGCAATAACATTAGGTTCTGGTGGATCTGGATATACTTCTGCTCCAACAGCAACTTTAAGTTCTCCACAAATTTCTGGTGGTGTTCAAGCTACTGCAGTTGTAAATATGGCAGGTAGTACTGTTACATCAGCAGCTGTTGCTACTGGTGGTTCTGGATATACTGGTACGCCAACTGTAACATTTACTGCTCCAGTTGGTGGAACTGCTGCTACTGGAACTGTTCAAGTTACTGATGGTGCTGTTACTGGCATTACTATCACTAGCGGTGGATCTGGATACACTACAGCACCAACTGCTGTTATTACTGGTACTGGTACTGGCGCAACTGTCGGTGCTATCACTCTTTCTGCTACTACTGTTGCAAGTATCACTGTAACTAATGGTGGTACTGGTTATACTTCTGCTCCAACTGTTACATTAACAGGTGGTGGTGGATCAGGTGCTGCAGCTACTGCAGTTGTTACAACTGGTGGCGTAAAAATTAATAACGAAAATGATTATCTAGTAACTTATGCTGCTGGTGCTGGTGTTGTTGGTGAATTTGCTGCAAAATATCCAGGAACATTGGGTAACTCATTAAAAGTTTCTTTAGCAGACTCTTCAAGTTTCGCTACATGGACATACAAAGATGAGTTTGATACTGCTCCAGGAACATCTGACGCTGCTGCTTCTGTTGGTGGCGCAAATGACGAATTACACGTAATCATTGTTGATGAAGACGGATTATGGACTGGTACTCCAGGAACTATCCTAGAAAAATTTGCTTATGTATCCAAAGCAGGTGATGCTAAGAAATTTGACGGAACAAACAACTATTACAAAGATGTAATCAATTCACGTTCTCAGTATATCTGGTGGATGGATCACCCAACAGGTGGAACCAACTGGGGTAATAATATTGCAGGAACTTCATTTGCAAACTCTGCAGCTGTATCTCGTTCATTGGCAGGTGGTTTAGATGACCTAACTGCAACTGATGGCGAGCGTATTACAGCATGGAACATTTTCAGTGATGATGCAAGTTATGACATCTCATTAATTCCAATTGGAAAAGCATCTCCAACTGTTGCTAATGCTGTTATCGCTATCGCAGAAAGTAGAAGAGATTGCGTAGTCTTCATTTCCCCACAAGATATTTCTACTACTGATATCATTAGCACTTCTAATAGTGGTGATGATGCAGTAAACAAAATTATTGCTTATCGCAATGCGTTAACAAGCACTTCTTATGCTGTGCTTGATTCTGGTTACAAATATCAATATGATCGTTATAATGACAAATATCGTTATGTTCCATTAAATGGTGACATTGCTGGTCTATGTGCTCGTACTGATTACACTAACGATGCTTGGTGGTCTCCAGGTGGTTTAAATCGTGGTCAAATCAAGAACGTAGTTAAATTAGCTGTTGCTCTTGATAAAACTGATCGTGATAATCTATACAAGAATGGTATTAACCCAGTTGTTACTTTCCCAGGAGATGGCACTGTTCTATTCGGTGACAAAACTCTATTGGCTAAACCAAGTGCATTTGATCGCATTAACGTGCGTCGTCTGTTTATTGTTCTTGAGAAAGCAATTGCAACTGCTGCTAAGTATCAGTTATTTGAGTTTAACGATGCGTTTACTCGTGCTCAATTCAAGAACTTAGTGGAGCCATTCCTACGTGACGTACAAGGTCGTCGTGGTATCACTGACTTCGTAGTTAAGTGTGATGATTCTAACAACACTGGTGAAGTTATTGATCGCAATGAATTCGTTGCTGATATCTTTATTAAGCCAGCACGTTCTATCAACTTTATTACTCTTAACTTCGTTGCTGCTCGTTCTGGAATTAACTTCAGCGAGATTGGTGGCTAAGAGACTAAATAAAGAAAGAACAAAGGAGAATTAAATGGCAAATATCGCTGATTTTAAAGCACAAATGATTGGTGGCGGTGCACGCCCAAATCAGTTCCGTGTTGAATTAGTGTTTCCTTCTTACGTACCATTAGGTATCGTTGCTGGTCAACGTGCTCAGTTCTTATGTAAGTCTGCTCAGTTACCAGCGTCTACTATTGAGAATATTCAAGTTCTCTATAAAGGACGTCCAGTAAATTTTGCAGGCGAGCGTAATTTTGCACCTTGGACTGTTTCAATTTACAACGATACTACTTTCAATATTCGCAATGCTATGGAACAATGGCAAGCTGGTATTCAAAGTTATAGTAACACTGACGGAAGAACTAACCCACGTGATTACCAAGTAGATTTACAAGTTCATCAATTAGATCGTGGTGGTGCAATTATCAAGAGCTATAAGTTCGTTGATGCGTTCCCAACACTAATTGGTCCAATCGCATTAGACTACGATCAGCAAAATCAGATCGAACAGTTTGATGTAGAGTTTCAATTTAACTACTTTACTTCTAATGCAACTGAGGGTGGTGGTATCAATCTTAATGTTTCTGTTGATACACCAATCGGTAGTTTCCCACTACCAATTTAATTATATAATTAGGGTTTTTAATTATGCAAATTTTTGGATTTGAGATAAAACGCAAGCAGCCAGAAAAAGAGATCGGAACAGTAGTAACTCCGATCTCTGACGATGGCTCTACAGTCGTATCTACTTCTGCGACAGGCTATTATGGCATGGTCATGGATATGGATACGATCGTTAAGAATGAGAACGATCTTATTCGTCGTTATAGAGAAACTTCTCTTTATGCTGATTGTGATGCTGCGATTGAAGACATTGTAAACGAAGCAATTATTGCTGAACCAGATGATCAAGCTGTAAAGATTAACTTGGATAAAGTTAAATTATCTGAGTCAATTAAGGGTAAAATTAGAACAGAGTTTGATGAAGTTCTTCGTTTATTAAATTTTGATGATAAAGGTCATGATATATTTCGTCAGTGGTATATTGATGGAAGAGTTTATTATAATATTTTAATAGATCCTAATCAACCAAAATTAGGTATTCAAGAATTGCGTTATGTGGATCCTCGCAAGATTCGCAAAATTAAAAAAGTTGAAAAGAAAAGAACACCACAGGGTGTTGATGTTGTAGTTAAAAATGAAGAGTTTTACCTGTATAATGATAAAGGTATTCAAGAGAATACTACACAGGGAATCAAACTCTCGCTAGATTCAATTATCTATACTCCTTCTGGAGTAGTAGATCAAAATACTGGTATGATGATGTCTTATTTGCATAAAGCAATTAAGCCAACAAACCAGTTAAAGATGATTGAAGATGCGGTAGTTATTTACCGCATTTCACGTGCTCCAGAAAGACGTGTGTTTTATGTTGACGTTGGTAACCTGCCAAAATTAAAAGCAGAACAATACGTCAATGACATTATGAACAAGTTTAGAAATAAAATTGTTTATGATGCAACAACTGGAGAGACTCGTGACGATCGTCGTCATTTGAGTATGATGGAAGACTTCTGGATGCCACGTCGTGAGGGTGGTAAAGGAACTGAAATTACAACTCTTCCAGGTGGACAGAATTTGGGAGATATTGCTGATATTCAATATTTCCAAACTAAATTATATCAGGCATTAAACGTGCCATTATCAAGATTGCAACCAGCTACTGGTTTCTCTCTTGGTAGAACTACTGAGATTACACGTGATGAGATTAAATTTAATAAGTTTATTGCTCGTCTACGTAAAAAGTTTTCTGGATTGTTTAGTGGTGCATTACGTGTTCAATTGGTTGCTAAGGGTGTTATTCGTGAGGAAGAATGGGCTACTATTGAACAAGCAATACAATATGATTATCAACAAGATAATCATTTCACTGAATTAAAAGATAATGAGTTATTGTTGCAAAGATTAGCTGCTTTACAACAAGTAGAACCTTAT